AAGCTCGTGAATCAGTTACTTTTGATGCGACAGATCAGGTGAAAATGATCGCTTGCATCTATCTTGGAGGTTCAAAATGGGTATGTCTAATATGCAGGTGCAGCAACCAATGCAGCAAGGTGGCGGCAAGGGTGCATCTATGCCTCAAGGTGGTTATCCTACTTTAGCTACTAGAGATGGAGCATCTGGGCTGCAAAATCAAATACAGTCTCAAATTCAGATGCAGGGGCAAAATCAACAAGTCCAACCAATTGGTGTGCCCAATCAACAAAGTAGCGGTAAAGGCGGTGGAGTGCCTCAAAATGGTCAGATGCCTTCACAATCTCAATTCAGAGATACTTCATTTACTCCTCCAATGGAGAGTATTGCTGAAAGTACGCAGCCAAATCCAAGCATGAACTATGGTCAGCAGCCTCGTTTTGGACAGCCAAACCGATACTCCAATACTGTCTCTCCGTGGGATAATGCGTCTATTCAACCGCAACAACGTCCAGTAAGTGGCGGGAAAGGCAAGGGCTAATCATGGGTGGTGGTAAAGGTAGTTCATCTTCTGCACCAGTTGTAACCGAAGAGCAAAAAGCTCTATTACGGGCACAAACTGGGTTTCTTACTGATACGGCTCTTCCGGCATACAAGAAGACAGTTGGCATGGCTGGGGATGTCTACGGACAAGTAAACCCCGCTACGACCACCACTGCTCAAACAGCAATGGATGTGTCTGGCCGTGCTGGTGCTTTGCAAGAAGCTGGTGGCGCTCAGTCTTATGTTCAAGGTCTGCAAGGTCTTTCAAACCTGTTTAGCCCTCAGTACAAGAACGAACAAATTCAAGCTTCTTTGCAACCTGCTCGTGAAGAGATCCGTGAGCAAATGGGTTCTCAAGCTGCTTTGTTTGGCGGCACTGGTGGTCTAGGCTCATCCCGTCAAGCTTTGGCATCCCGCAACTTGGCCTCCCTTGCTGAACAACGTATGGGTTCTGTGGCTGCTCAGACATCTGCTGGCATTGAAGGTCAGCGTCAACGTGCTTCTGAGTCTTTGTTGGGTGCTGGTCAGGCTGGCTTGTCTGCTGCTCAACAGTCTGCTGCAAGTCGTATTGGCTTTGCTGGTGCGCCACAAGACACTTTGTCTAAATACGCATCCATCATCTACGGTACGCCACAGGCATCTACTACCCCAAGCTTCCAAGGCACTCAGGGTCAGAAAACAAGCAGCAAGGGCTTTGGCTTCTAAGGAAACATCATGGCAGCAGAATCACCTTTTGGCTTGAGTTTTGGAGATCCTCGCAAGTACATGGGGCAAAGCCCTTTGGCTGAAATTGGCAAGGCAGCAAAAACTTTGTTGACTGGATATGCTTTAAAGGAGTCTGGATTTACAGATTATTTAAACAACTTTGGAAAAAAACCTGAACAAACAGTTGTTCAAGGCGCCGTCCCGCTTCCTAAAGAGTTTGATAAGTATTTGGCTCCTACTGCTCCAGCCGCTCCTGCTGCTGTTCAACCAATTCAACCCACTGGTGCTCCAATCCTGCCACAGTCTACACAGGGCGCTGCACAACAAGGTGTTGTGGTAACTCCAATCCCTGATGCTCCTCCTGTAGATATTGGGGAGCAAATTCTTGATGGCAAATGGGATGGGTATCAAGCGCCTGTAGTTAGCCCTACAAGCCTTAAAAATCCAACTGACTTCAATCCATTGGCCCCTGATACAAGTAATCAGTTTGCTGTGTCTGGCAACGATTACATGAATGTTCCTGGATATGGCAGTCTAAAAGAAAAAATGGGCAAACTTTCTATGCTTATGGGAATGGGATAAACATCATGCAAGAACTTATGCAGCCTCAACCTGCCACAGTGCAAAACCCTAACGCAGTTGCTGATGCAGCAATTGAGAACCGTGATGTGCAGGGCTTGACTCAAATTGCTAAAGACACAATCGGAACCCCAGCTTCTGAGGTTGCTATTCGTCTTGCTCAAACCATTGAAAAGGGCGCTTCTGACTTTAACAAGTTGATTGCTCCTATTGAGAAGGCTGGCGGGGTAGGCACACCTCAAGGCAACATACAAGTTGCTAACACCTTTCAGACTGTTGCTGACAATCCTCAATGGGGCACAGCCTTGTTGAAGTACGTTTTGGGCGACAAGATGGGTGCTGTTAAGCAAGTAACTGGTGGTGACATTACCAAGAAGATCAGTTACGACAACAACGGCAATCAAATTGAAGAGACTCACAATGCTCTTGGTGAGGCGTTGTCTTACTTTGATCCAAAGCTAAAACGCAATCTCAGCAAAGAAGAATATGCAGAGCGAGTTGGTGGCATCTCCTCATGGGAGAACACACTCAAAGGCAAAACAGAAGCTTTGACTCGTGCAGACAGTACAAAGTTGTTTGTCAAAGAAGAAGAGCAAGCCAACAACTGGTATCAATTGATGCAAGGCCAAAAACCTTTGCTTCAAGAGAACTACAACGTGCTTCAGAAGTTTAAGACTGACCTTGACCCTAAGCTGTACAACCAGATTGTTGGCTCTGTTAGCCAGTCTTTGGGACAAGCCAGCTCCAAGTCAAACAACAAGAGTGCCTTGAATCAACTTACAGATGCCATTGCTAATGGAACATCTGTAAAAGTTGACAACAACATGGCTAGTAGCTTGCGACTTGATCCTAAGCTGATTGGCACAACGCTTGAAGTCAAAGGGAACCAGTTGGTCAGCAAAGACAACTCGTTCAAAGTTGATGCAAGCAAGTTGAAATCCTTGCAGGAAACTGACAATATCAGCTCAGAGTCTGAGAAGAATGCCTCTCAGACAATGGCAAGCATTGCTGAAGCAGAGCGTCTTGGCAAAATCAACCCTATTGCTGCTCAACAGTTGCGCCGTGTCATTGAGAACAGCCAGCAAATGGGCCGTGAGTTGTCTGATGCCACAGAAAAGTACGGTAAGCCATCGTTCATCTCATTGCCTACCTCTGCATCGTTTATTGACAAACAGGCTCAGACATTAGCACAGGCTCTTACTGGTTTGCAAAACGCAGACCAGATGGAGAACTACATCAAATATCGCCGTAATGCGGTTGATGGTCACACACGCACCAACACAGTTCCATTGCCTGGTCAGATTGGTACGAACTACACGCTTCAGCCTTTGTCAAAAGAGATTCGCAAGTTTTATGCGGATGAGATCGGCAAGGTAATGAACCAAGAGTTTGTAGCAAGACGCACTCCAACAAATGCAGACATTAATGTCAAGCTCCCTGATACTGGTCCTGTTGCACCACCTAAACCCAAAGCAAAGCCTTCATTGGCCGACCTTAAGAAACAAGCTGGAGGTTAATGATGGCATTTGATGAAGCAAAATTTCGTTCGGCTGCCAAAGCTGCTGGATACTCTGACGCTGAGATTGATGCGGAATTGAAGGGGTCTACCCCTGCTGGAGCTGCTGCTCCTACGGTTGCCCAAGAAATGGACAACACCTTTGCTGAAAAAGAAAAGGCACTGCGTCAAGAGTACGACAAGAAGGTAAAGCAAGCCACCACATCTGAAATCAGTTTGGGTGACCGTACCTTTGAGATCCCATCCTTCTTCACATCTCCAGCAGGTATTGTTACTGCGGTTGGTGCTGGCATCGGTTTGGGTAGCACTTTGTATGGTGCTGGCTCTGTTGCTCCAAAGGTGTATCAGTCAATCAAAGATCGTTGGATGACCAAGACTCCAGAGATTGATCGCACAATTGATATTCCTCTTGAAGCAACACCATCTCCAACACCTAACGTAAGCCCAACACCGCTACAGCAAACCAACTTGACTCCGCAAGAAGTTCAAGCCCGTGCTGATATGCTGAAGGCCGCTCAACCTGTCCCACCAACAGTAGCTGAGTTGGACGCTGCCTTTGCAGGGAAAGCACCTGTTGCACCTTCTACCCCTCAAGCCACCCCTCAAGCGGCTCCTGTAGCCCCTGAAGCACCTATTGCCACACCAATTAGTGCGGCTCCTGTTGACGCTCCTGCGCCTACTCCAACTGCTGGCCCTAAGTCTCCTGTCACCAGCATTGTTGTTGACGAACTCAAGACCATGCTTCAGGAAGTCCCTGGTCAACCAGTAGAGGCTCCAAAAGCAGCTCCAATTGAACCCCCTAAAGAGTTGCTCACTGGCACTGGTAAACCTGCCTTTGCTGGTCAAGGTCCAGCCGTTGCTTTAAACAAAAAAGGACAGCCTAAGTTTAAGTCTGAATATGCAGACATCAATGCTGTTCCTCGTGATTACGCCTTTGTTCCAGGCGCTGACAAGATTGACACCCTGAGAAACACTTTGGGCCAGCAAGCGTACACCGAGGCATATAGAAATCGCCCATTCCCATTGACAAACGAAATGGCAATGCAAGAGGCAAGTGAAATTAACAGGCTGTTGGGCCGACCAACTCGTGCTGAATTGATTGCTGCTGGTTTGCCTCCTGCTGCAAATACCCCTGGCATCACACAACTTACTAACCCGCCAAAAGGCAGTGGCATGGGCACAAAGACCGCCAAAGTTGGTGGCGTCTTGGGTGCATTGGTTGCCATTCCTGACCTTGCCAAAGCAGAGACTCCCGGTCAACGTGGAATGGCTGGTGCTGGTTTGCTTGAGGCTATCCTGCCCCCAGGCTTTATGATGGGTGGTGCTGGTGAAGGTTCTGGCAATGTTCCTAGCATAGATGCGGCTTTGTTGTTGGGCAGTCCTTATGCTCAATCACCACAAGCCAAAAAACTCCGGCAAGAGCAGGAATATATTCGTAAAATTGGGGCGGGTCGAGGTATCGCTCCCCCATCTGCTTATCAGAGATAAAACATGGACAACCAACAACTTTTCAATGTCGTAGTATCCATTGCTGGGTTCTTGGCTGTTTACGTGCTGAACAACCTCACACGGACAATCCAGAAGCTGGAAGACAAGATCAATGATCTTCCACATTCCTATGTTGCCAAAGATGACTATCGTTCTGACATCAGTGAGATCAAGTCAATTCTGAAACAGATCTTTGACAAGCTGGACGGTAAGGCCGATAAACCATGAAAGACTTTGCTGAGGCTTTTGTCTCGGCAATTCTAATTGTCGGCATAGTTGTCTGGACAGCAAAAGTTTTATTTGAGGTGCTGCGATGATTGCAGAACTTGCAGCAGCCAATGCAGCCATAGCTGTAATCAAAGCGGCCATAGCCAATGGCAAAGAGCTGTCTCAGCTTGGTTCCAAGGTTTTTGATTACTTTGACAACGAAGCAGCCATTCAAGAGAAGCTAACCAAAAACGGTGGAGCTTCTGACTCGGCAGAGTTTAATGCGATGGAGCAACTCCGCCAGCAAAAAGAACATTTGCGTGAAGCAATGGTTTACGCTGGTCGTCCCGGTCTTTGGGATGATTGGGTTGCTTTCCAAGCCCAAGCTGCAAGACGTAGGCGTGAGCAAAAAGAAGCCGAGATTCGCCGAATTGCTTTGCGTAAAAAGAAGGCAGAGCAGTTTGTTGAATACCTTGTTGTTGGCATCGCTACAGCCGTTTTAGCGGGGTTATTGGTCTACGGCATCGTGCTGTACATGAAGTATCTGCGATGAGTGATAAACCCGACTCCACCCTAGACAAGGTTCTTGGGTATGTAGACAGTCCATTTAAGCTGTTTGCCATTCTTGTGATGGGTATCGTTGCTTTTTTTGGCTACTTCCTTTGGCAGAACCAAGAGTTCATGAGGGATGCCTACAAAGAATCCAAGAAGCTGCCAGAGATAAACACCAGCAGGGTTGATGAAACCTCTGCCATGCTGTTCAAGAAGACTGGCGCATCTGTTGTAGCAGTGTTCAAGGTCAACCCATTGTTCAACAGTCGTGTGCTTTACAAGGCGTACACCAAGGATGGACGGGATAAGAGCATTGAAGACATCGATGTCGGGTTGTTCTCTCAGAATGCTGGGAACAACAATGATGTGATTGCCTTGATGACCAACCAAATCCCCTGCTCAGAATACCGATACGCTCAATCAGAAGTTGGGCTGTGGTACATCGAAAAGGGGGTGGGGTATACCTGCCGTGTGAGTGTTCCACCAGACTCACATCGTTTTGTTGGACAGATCACTGTGGGATGGCCTCAACAGCCTGAGAGCCTAGAGCAAGTGAAATTCATGCTGGAGATTGCCAGCGCCATGTTAACCAAAAGGGGCAATTGATGCTTTCACTACTTTCAACTCTTGGAGGTCTACTGATCTCTGGCCTTCCTAAGCTACTGGAATTCTTTCAGAACAAAGCAGACCAAGCACATGAGTTACGACTAGCTCAAGTACAGACTGACCGTGAGTTGCAACTGGCTGCTCAAGGCTTTGCTGCTCAAGCTCGTGTTGAAGAGATCCGTACAGATCAAGTTGCCATGCAGTCTGAGGCACAGATGACTGAGGCGGCTCTTAAGCATGACGAGAAGGTGCTTGAGAAGGCCAGCAAGTGGGTTGCTAACTATGTTGGCACTGTTCGTCCTACAGTGACTTACATCTTTGTTTTTGAGTTGGTGGCTATCAACACTTTCATGGCCTACTACCTGTGGCAACACCCAGGCTTGATTACCAGTATTGACGATGTGATCAAGTATGCAGACCTGATCTTCAGTGAAGACGAAATGGCAATGCTTGGTGGCATCATTGGCTTTTGGTTTGGAAGCCGTGGTTGGGGTAAGAAGTGAAGTTAAGTCAAGCTGGCGCTGATTTAATGCACCGATATGAAGGGTGCAAGAACAGGCCATACCTTTGCCCAGCACACATCTGGACAGTTGGTTATGGTCATGTCTTGTACCAAGATCAGATTCGGTTGCCTGTTGTCACTGACAAGCCCAACGTTGTGATTCGCAAGAAGTACTCACTGAAACCGGAGGACAACCGTGTTTGGTCAAAGGAAGAGATCGAGAAACTATTCGCTAATGACGTTGCGTCTTTTGAACGTGGTGTTCTACGACTTGTTCCCGGCTGTGTTGGCCGTCAAGGCAGCTTTGACGCTTTGGTCAGCTTTGCCTTCAATGCTGGTCTAGGCAACCTCCAACGCTCTACCATCCGTATGAAGGCTAATAGAGGCGATTGGGAGGGTGCTGCTGAGGCTTTTATGATGTGGACGAAGGGAGGTGGTCGGGTTTTGCCGGGGTTATTGAAACGCCGTCAGTCCGAGATTGCTCTGTTTCTAGCTGAATGAGCAACTGAAGGTAGTGGATGGCTTTTTCTAGATCAGCCTTCCCACCTTTGTCTTTCCACCTAGTAACGTATTTCACTACGTTGCCTTCACAAAATCCAAGGTTGTTTGCATGGATGTAGATGATCGGCTGGATGCCTTTATCTTTGTAGTGGTTGCCTGATACTTGTTTATCAAGAGCAGAGACTGTGGTTCTGCATCCAGACTTCAAACAAGTGGCTACTGTGTCACAAGTATCGCAAAGCATCACGACTCCTTGACGAACACACCATCGGGGCGAAGATAACCCTTACGGTCCTTGATTTCCTCGTATGCCCCCTTGTAGCAACTGACTAGGTCAATGTCCATGATGGCACAGATCATTGTCAGCACTACCATGCAGTCACCAACAGCGTCTTTGACCTCTGGCATGTTGTTCTCTTCAATGGCAAGAATCAACTCTTCCAGCTCTTCTTGAAGCTTTACCTTGGCCTGAGTGTGAGCATTGCCGTTTTGAACAATGCCTCTGGCCTCACCCCATTGGATGACTTTCATTTCTACGTTTGCAAAGCTCATTTGATAACCTTCATAACTCGTTGTGATCGCCCAGAAGAAGATTTGCGTCTTTCTCCAGTGTCTTCAATAAATCCTTTGCGGATCAATGGGGCAAAACGTGGACTAATTGTTTGGACTCCATGATTTGGGAAGTGAACCATTAATTCATCTGAAGTGCAGCCATTTGGATACTTGGAAATAGCCTCGTATACCATTTGCTCAAGCTTGGTTGAATCTACTTTTTCAGCAGCATCCATGCTTGTGTCTGGATCTGTTGTCCTAACCATCATCTTTGGCTCAGAACCAAAGAATTTATCAACTGACTGTTTCATATTTTTGAGAAATTCACTCATCATTTCATTCCTTTAAATATTTGGAAAGTTAGTGGAATCTGATAACTCCACTAACTTTGTTATAAGTTGGCCTACTCGCTGCGTCTGGTGTCTTTTTGTGGTCCCTGCCTAGAACAAGTAACCAGCATCCGCTTTCGGCCAAAAATCAGAAGCAGTTGGTCGTGCAATTATTGCCGTAACAGCAAGTGGTACATGTGACCATTCGACCATTCTGTGTGTAAGTGTGTGTAGTGCAACTGGCCCATGTCATGGTTGCCAGTGTTGCTAGGTATACGCCAATGATTACTTTTTTCATGGTTGTTCCTTAAAAATCCAAGTCGTCAAAGTCTTGAGCTTTGGCTTTGCTTGTTGGTTGGCTGGATTGCCGTGTCTGCTCTTTAGGACGCACTGACAGACTGATAAAGCCTGTACCTGCTTTGCTCTGCTTTTTCCAACCAGAGATCCAGTATTCAGTCCCATCGATGTTGATCGAACCGCTCATGTCGGGGTGCTTTTCTTCCGTTTTCTTGTCGTTTTTGAAGAGGGAGCCGCGATTTTCGTTTGAGTATTCAGTCATGAATTATTTTCCAAGTTTTCTTTGATTTGATGTTATGGACAACCGTTTGGCTAATCCCATAACGCTGTGCTATTTCTCGTTGAGGATTTGTGTCGTAATAAATTTTTTTTGCTTGCTCCTCTGTTAATTTAGACAAACCATTTTTAGATCCTTTTGCGGGTTTTCTGTTTTGAAAAGACAAACCCTTTGCTTGTCTTCCTTTTGACACCATATCAACCATGTTTTCCGCATGGGTTCCAAGCTTCAAATGCCACGGATTTACACATTTGGGGTTATCACATTTGTGCATCACAATCATCCCATCTGGAACTTTTGAGTTGTTGTAAAACTCCCAAGAAAACCGATGAGCAGCGACTGACTTTCCATCAACTTTTATTGAGCCGTATTGCTTCTTTGCGCCACGGTTCAAGAATCCCATCCAATTCCAGCACTTGGTTTCTACATCAACCTCCCATGAAAGGCTAAATCTATAAAAAGCAGGTTTTGGCTTGCAACCACCCAGATGTTTTAGGCTCATAACTTTCTCCTTTATCTGGATGATAACACAAGCTGTTTACTTGTTCAAGAGGTTAGTATTGTCGAATTCAGCCATTATTTACCTCTTTGATTTTCTTTAGTGCAGAACGCACGGTGGAAGACATTTGGTTTGCTAACCAGACACGCTGATCAGCTTCCAATGCCTGTTCGTCAATCAGTGCAAGAGCTTCTTTAGCCTTACCCTGGTCAACCAACTCTGTTACTCCTGCTGCCAAGTCAGTCAGGAATTCTTTGATGTCTTGTGGGAGGTCATCACCAATGCCACCACGGGGGGTAACTACTGGAGCAGTGCCTTTTTTCTTGATGCCTTCATCTGTCAACTTAGGCGAAGAGTCCAAAGCATCGTGTTCAACGATTTCAAGCGCTGCAACCCACAAATAGCGTCTAAGGTATGTCTGTACTGCCCCAAGGTTTTGAACCTCGTGACAGCCCTTTAAAGCCGCTGTAGACATGGGTGATGTGATGATGATCCGATCTTCTGGCTTGTAGACATCAATGATGGACATAGACGCTTCTTCTTTGCCAAAACTGATGACTCCTGTCAGGCCATGTTCTGCAAAGATGTGCAAAGCAGGGATCAGAAAGTCGCCCAACTCAAAGTAGTAGTAGTTGGCAAACTTGTTGTGACCTGTTTTTTTAAGCTTGGTCTGGTGAAATTGTTCACGAGCAGCGTTGAGTTTTTGATAGACGTTCATTTCATTTCCAGTTTGCTGAGTCATATTCGTCTTGGATGATCTGTTTCTGTGTGTCGTCATCAAAGTCTTGGAATTCTATGAAGTGGTTCTCACCACAGCAAGAGCGTTTATCAGCACGAGGTTCCATGCAATACGGGCAGTACACCACACCATGCAGGTCTTCTTTGGCTTGTTCAATAAAGTCTTTCATTTCTTTTCCTTTGCAAGTACGAACACACGACCTGATGTCTTGCTGTAAGCGCTTTGAACCTTGACAGTCCAGTTCAGCTCATTGCGGCGAATGTAGTCACGCAATGCTTGGCCGATCTTGTCGCAGTCACCTGGTAAACAGGACAAAGATTTACCAACATCAAGCTGGGCAAACAAATCCTGATACCTAGAGTTTGTTGGCTTGCGTTTTTTTGGCTTGTCAGCGGTAACCTTAATGGTGGCAAGGTCGATTGGGAAATACTGATTTTTGAACGGGTTTTTACCAGCAAACGATGTTTTGATGACGTTGTTCATACTTTTTCCACTTTCTTTGCCAAGAGCCATTTGTCGCCCAAGTAACGTATTGATTTGACCCATTGACGGCAGTTGTGTCGTTGTACATGTGCTGGCACACCATTGACACAAAACAGTTGACGGACCTTAGTAAGAGCTTGCGTGTTCATTGAGTTCCTTTCGTGAAGCAAGGGAAGTGAATGTAACCTGCCTTTTAAAAATAAAACATAGGGGTTTTCCCGGGTTCCGTGAAGATCTTTTTTTTGTTAGGCTCACCATATGAGCCACCCTGACCACATTGAAGAAACTTTGGCGTTTGACATGATCACTCTTGCCACTGACCGACTCTCCCAGCACTTTGACGAGGAGGACTGGGAGGCAGCTATTGTTGGTGCTTTAATTAGGGCTGTTGAAATTGCAAGTTATCGGAAAGTAAAACCCATCCATGAAATCTACCAAGCCAAGCCCGTTTGATTGGTCGGCAAAAAAGCCAACACTGTTTAGCAATGCTGAGAGAGCATCCATGAACAGTTTTGCTGTTGTCAAGACCCTTGAGCGAAAGAACACCCACTACTATTCAAAGGCCAAACCAAATGAGAAATGATTTCCAATACGATGCTCCCCGAGCTGGTCTGATGCCAGAGGCTGATGGCTCTTACATTGTTGACCAACAGAAAGCTGCCTTACTGGATGCTTACCAAGAACGCAAAGAGCGTCAGCGTGAGTTTGATCAAGATTGGGATGGGATGACTTATGACTAAGGACACAGGTGGACAAGCGTTTCCGTTGCTGTTTACTCATGCAACAACTAAAGAAGGCATGACCTTGCGAGACTATTTTGCGGCACAGGCAATGCAGGGCGCTATTGCTCATGGGTTGTTTAATGCTGAAAAATCGTCACCAGATTACGCAGAATATTTATCAACGATTGCTTATGTTTATGCGGATGCGATGTTAAAGGCGAGGGAGAAATGAGTAAAGGTTCAGCACCAAGACCTTTTGAGGTCGATCACAAGACGTTTGCAAACAACTTTGACAAGATCTTTAAGAAGATCAAGTGCCCTGTATGTGCCTCTGACAAGTGTCAGGAGAAGCATTTCAAGGACTACGAGAAATGGCATTCCCATAAGAAGTGCGACTCTTGCAACTTCATTTGGGATCGTACATAATGTTTTGAAACCCAGGCTAGGTCGGATTAATTACCCGATCGAAAAGTGTCCCCTTCCACCTGCCTGTGGATTTCTTCTGAAGTGGGGTTTTGAACGGAAAAATCATGGGTATTAGATTCATGGCTATGGCTATTGAGGCCAAGACAGCCAATACTGGGCAAAAACTTGTCTTGTTGATGCTTGCAAACCATTGCAACGATCACACCAGACAGTGCAATCCATCACAAAAACTGCTTGCTGAAGAGTGTTCTATGGGCCTGTCTACGCTCAAAAGACACATCAATGATTTGGAGGAAGCTGGGTACGTTGAAACGGTCAATGTATTCAAGGACAACATCCAAAGACCCAATCAATATTTATTGAAATTCCCCAGTAGCCAGAATCGGGCTACCCCCCCGTCCGAATCGGGCTACCCCCCCAGCCCAAATCGGGCTACAGAATCTGAATTAAGAACCAGAATAGAACCTATTGTTGGACAGGGTAATCCCTTATTCGATACGTTCTGGAAAGCCTACCCCAAGAAGACCAACAAGGAGTTTGCCAAACGGGTCTTTGCAAAGCTTAAGGTTGATCAACCACTGTTGGACAAGATCCTCCACTCTCTGAGTATCCAAGTCAGAACCATCTGGAAAGACAAAGATACCCAGTACATCCCTCACCCCAGTACTTGGCTGAACGGTAAGCGCTGGGAGGATGAAATTGCCGCTCCACCAATGACAGCAGCAGAGAAAATGAAAAGGATGGCAAATGCTCGGCCATGAACCTTTGATCAAAATGAGGATGGCTGGGAAAGCACCCCAGTACATCTCCATTGAAGACCACAAGTCCCTCAATGCCCATGAGTGGCATGAGTGGGATGACTCCCCAACCATCTGTGTGGTCAAAGATGACCTCCATACCCTTGACCTACGTTTCGTCATTGGCCTGACAGTCTTCCTGACAAGCTTTGATGAACGTAGAGCCAAGGCAATCCACCAGAAGCTCATTGACTGCAAAGCAAGGGTAATCACCAGTTCCGTTCTTCTTGCAGGTCTTCCATACTTCAAGCAGACCGCCTGGTCAGAAATTTATATTGGGAAATGAAATGGCACTTGTAATAACACCCGACACAATCGACTTCACCAAGTATCTGAAAGAAACCGACAACCAAACCAAGGTTAAGAAGGCTTCAGACTACATTGACTACATCAAGACCCGTCTAAGAACCAAGAAGGACCAGAAGGTGTCCTACCTTCCTTGGGATCACACCAAGGAAAACTTTGAGTTCAGAAAAGGTGAGGTAACCTTGTGGTCAGGACAGAACGGTCACGGTAAGTCCCTGATGACCTCCCAGATTGCCTTATCCCTGATCGGCCAAGGTGAGAAGGTCTGCATTGCCTCCTTTGAGATGAAGCCATCAGTCACCTTACAACGTATGGCCAGGATGTGGATTGGGTGTAACCCTTTCATGCCTGAGTTCCAAGGTGACAGAGGTATTGAAGCCCTTGATGACATGTACGACCAATTTGGAACCTGGACTGATGGAACCATGTGGCTGTACGACCAGATGGGAACAGCACATGCTGAGACTGTCATTGGTATGGTTCGGTACTGTGCCAAAGAGCTTGGCATTACTCACATCTTTGTTGACAACCTTGCCAAATGCGTTAAGGGTGAAGACGACTACAACGGTCAAAAGGTCTTTGTTGATGAGCTGACCAGTGTTGCTCGTGACTACGAAGTCCACATCCACCTTGTTCACCACCTGAAGAAACCACCCAACGAATATGCCATGCCTGACAAGCATGACAACAAAGGCTCTGGTGCTATCACTGACCAGGTTGACAACGTAATGCTGGTTTGGCGTAACAAGTCCAAAGAAGACGACATCAAGACTGAGGGCAGCTATGCCAAGTCTGCTGATGACCCTGACCACTACCTGCTATGCCGTAAGCAACGGAACTATGAAGGCTCGGTTGAGGGTGAACCAACCATCAAGTTGTGGTTTCACAGGGATGCCCAACAGTACATTGGTCAACCCAAAGACAGACCCATGTGGTTTGTCAACTATCCCCATGTGGCGACATGACCCCTCAAGACGAGATCGGTAGAGCCAGAGAGATATGGAGAACCCACGAAACCCTGAAAGACAAAGAGAACACTCTGAAGTTGATCAAGGGTTCCGTCAAGTGGTATGGACCAGATGGCGTTAGACGAATACACGCCTACTTCAAAGAATTCATGGAAGGAAAACGAGAATGATGACCAAAAAAATAGTATGGCCTTTCCCTGTTCGCAACGGACAACCCGTCAAACCCGAACAAGTCCCAATCAAGACGGAGCCAGCACCGTGGTAATGCATGTCACCTATCAAGTTGAGGGTACACCTGTAGGCAAGGGAAGACCCAAGTTTGCCCGTAGAGGTAACTTTGTCTCTACCTACACACCCACCAAGACCAGAGACTACGAAGATCTGATCCGTGAAGCTGCCAAAAAAGCAATGGGAACCAACGAACCCTTAAAAACGCCTGTAGCAGCTTATATCTACATCACAGTACCTATCCCTCAGTCGTACTCTAAAAAGCGCTTTAAGGCCTGTTTAGAGGGTTTGGAGAGGCCATGCAAGAAGCCAGACATCGACAACATCTTAAAAGCGTACCTAGATGCTATGAATGGAATTGTTTATGACGATGACACCCAGGTTGTTTCATTGCACAGCACAAAGGTGTATGGGACTGTTGGTTTGGTAGAAGTTTTAGTAAAAGAGGACATGGAATGAGCAACCCTTTTGAGATTCTTGAGCCGACTTGCATCAGTTTTTCTGGTGGCAGAACGTCTGCTTACATGCTTTACAAGGTCTTAGAGGCTCACCAGATGAGCCTACCTGAGGATGCTGTTGTCTGTTTTGCCAACACTGGCAAGGAAGATGAAGCCACTTTGAAGTTCGTCCATGACTGTGAAAAGCACTGGAATGTGCCGATTGTGTGGCTTGAGTACCGGGATGCGGAGGAGACAAAAGACCGTTGGACACAGGTAACTTACGAGACAGCCAGCAGAAATGGTGAGCCGTTTGAGGCATTAATTGGGCGTAAAAAATTCCTTCCGAACTCGGTCATGCGTTTTTGCACAACAGAACTGAAGATTGTTCCGATTGCCAAGTACATGGCAAGCATTGGTTACGATGAATTTGAGACATTTGCAGGGATTCGTGCTGATGAGCCAAAAAGAATCGTAAAGCTACGCCAAAGCCTTCATGCCCCGCTGGCAACCAAAGGGGTGACGCAAGCAGATGTCCAATCCTTTTGGAAAACAAATGAATTTGACCTTAGTTTGGACTTTCAAAACAAAGTCACTACGCTTGGAAACTGTGATCTGTGCTTTATGAAAGGCGGTAATCAGGTCATGAGCATCATTCAGCACCAGCCTGAACGAGCTATTTGGTGGGCAAGCCAAGAAGAACGTGTCAATGGTCGTTTCTGCAAAGACAGGCCAAGTTATTCCGAAATGCTGACGTTTTCAAAAAGCCAAGAAGACATGTTTGGAATGAGTGATGAAACCATCCCATGCTTCTGTGGCGACTAAGGGTAAGTCCCTATACAAATTCAAATGAATCAAGTGCAAAATTGGTTTTCCAATCAACAAATGGAGTCTGAAATGGAACTGAATGGAAAAAAAGTAGATCTGAGAAGCCTGTCAGTTGAGGGTGTTGACCCTAGTGACTTTCCTGACTTTTGTGACGCTTACCTGGTTGGTGGGTTGTTCATGGACGGGACAGCACTGACAGATGAGGAAATGGACGATCTGTGTGACAAGTACCCAGAACTCGTCAATGAAATGGCTTACGACTCTTTGCACTAAGGAAATATCATGAAAGTCAAAACCACAACCCACATTTACTACGCCACTTACCCTTGGCAAGAGGCTGGTGAATATTCCTTCTACTCAGTCAAGATTGATGATTCGGAATTCATGACCTATGTTGGTCAACAACAGGTTGTCATTGAAGTCCCTGAGAGCTACGACCCTACTGCTCAACAAATTGCTGCTTTGCAAAAAGAAAAAGAGAAAGCTCAAGAAGAGTTTTCTAAAAAGGTCGCCAGTATCAACGAGCGTATCTCCAAACTCCAAGCCATTGAGTACACAGCATGACCGCCATCATCAACTGGCTACGCCGTTGGCTTGGCCCTGTCAAACCAGCAGTCACTGACGAGCATTGCCCTTACTGCCACGGCCTTGGCTATGACAGCAGCGGGTGGACTTGCTCTTGCTTGAGGGAGAAGGAATGAATCAAGAACCTTTGATGTGGGGTGTTAATTGGGGTAAGGCTGGAGATGTGCCTTGCGTCAGCATCATCAAACGTCTAGCCGATGGCCGAATTGAAGTGGTGGCTGTTGAATACGGCCCAACGCTTCCGTCTTGGATTGAGGTTCAACA